CTTGTGGGGATCTCCCCTCAGGGTGAACTTGGTCGCGAAACTCCTCTAGACTTGACTAGTCTAGAGGCTGCTCGGGGAACACTCCTAGTAAAGGAGCTTTTCAGCAAGTATGACGATGGGAAACCGTCGATACAGAAAGCTGAAACGACGTGGAAGCGATTCCACGATGCGGAGGAACAGTGTCGGACAACCAACGGACGGTTCTACTCATTAGCCTCCTATGACCCGTTCTGGGTCTGTGTTAGGCGAAGGGTTTGGACTGTTCTGCGGGAGTTCGACTGGGACGAGGCTTGCAAGTACTTTGGGTTCGGTCCTGGTTCTACAACCAGGCTCACCAAAACCCGTAGCGCGGCAGCCTATAAATACTCGGGTATACCCGAGAGTACGTCCGGGAACGCTGTCCTTGCGACATGTGCTATTAGCATGTTGCCGCTCTGGAAGCAGAGTGTGTGCGCTCGCGCAGAGGAAACCGGTCATCAGGGACTTGTCCACCTGGTGTCTGGAAACAGCGTGTTAGCCGTTCCGAAGAACTACAAGACGGATAGGACCATTGCGAAAGAGCCCTGCATGAACATCTATGTTCAGAAAGGGATCGGCCGCGTGATCCGACACCGCCTTTACCAGGTAGGAGTCGACTTAAACGACCAGACGCGAAACCAGCGTGCTGCCCGTGAGGGTAGCATGACTGGTGAGTTAGCAACCGTGGATCTCTCCATGGCTAGCGACACTCTCGCGTTCGAAGTCGTCAGTTGGCTCTTGCCGAATGACTGGTGGTACGCACTTGAGCAGTGTAGATCGCCAGTCGGGGTTCTACCTTCTGGGGAGCATGTCTCCTACCAGAAGTTCTCGTCCATGGGTAACGGGTACACCTTCGAACTAGAAAGCCTGATCTTTTGGGCTATCTGCCAGCAGGTGTGCTGTCCCAATGTGAACGAGTCGGATGATTCGGTTTGTGCCTACGGGGACGACTTAATAGTCCCTTCTAAGCACTACGACACAGTGTGCCAGCGCCTTGGTGAGGCGGGCTTTACGCCCAATCCCACCAAGAGCTTCTCCACTGGGCCGTACCGTGAGAGTTGTGGAAAACATTACTACCACGGTGCCGATATCACGCCTTTCTACATC